TGGCACTTAGGTAGAAACCCAAGACACGAATTTATAAGTTGTTCATATTCTGGATCTTTAGCGATGGCTTTCAGTAGAAAGGTCCGTCACCTACTGCGTGAGCCATTATACAAGAACGTATTTACTAATACAAAATTGGACCCTACTTCGCAGTCAGTTGAATCATGGCTAACTACAAAAGGTGGAGGCTATGTAGCTGCTGGTGTGGGAGGAGGTATTACGGGTAAAGGAGCCCACGTATTTGTAATTGATGATCCGGTAAAAAATCGTGAAGATGCTGAATCAGATTTTAACCGGGATTTGGTATGGGACTGGTATACCTCCACTGCGTATACCCGTCTCGCTCCTGGTGGCGGAATGCTTGTAATCTTAACGAGATGGCATGATGATGATTTAGCTGGCAGATTACTACGGGCCACGGCCGATGGGGCGGATGAATGGGAAGTAGTTAAATATCCTGCATTGGCAGAAAAAGAAGAAGAATTTCGAGAAACAGGTGAAGCTTTGCATCCAGAGAGGTATAATCTAGAAGCGTTGACTAAAATCCAAAAGGCCATAGGCCCTAGAGATTGGTCGGCGTTGTACCAACAGAACCCGGTATCAGATGAAGGTGAATATTTCACTAGAAGTATGATCCAATATTTTGATTTCAAGGAGATAGATTTTGAAAGAATGAAATTCTATTGTGCTTGGGATTTAGCTATTGGTCAGCGGGATAGGAATGATTATTCAGTTGGAATGGTAATAGGAGTAGATGAGTACGACCGTTTACACGTAGTGGATGTTGTACGCGGAAGGTACGATGGTTTTGAATTAGTAGAAAAGATTTTAGATCTCTATGAAAAATGGAAACCGTTGGCCGTAGGGATAGAGAAAGGGCATATAGAAATGGCTATTGGTCCTTTCTTAGAAAAGAGGGTTCAAGAGCGACGATTATATGAAGCTTATTTTTATCCATTAAAAATTGGACGTAGAGACAAAGAAGCAAGAGCGAGGGCGATACAAGGTAGAATGCAACAAGGTATGGTATTTTTTCCAAAGGATCCTATTTGGGCAAGCCCCTTATTAGCAGAACTTTTAAGATTTCCTAACGGAACCCATGATGACCAAGTCGATGCTTTAGCCTGGTTAGGATTAATGATGGTTGAGTTTGTAACTTATGTAGAAAAAATAGAGCATGTTCCTTCATGGCGTGATAAATTAGACACCATAGCAAAAGACCCCTCTAAAAAAACAGCAATGAGCGCATAATATGCCAAGTCCTAAATATAGTAAAAAGACGAAAAAGATGGATGCTGCAACTGAGGCAGCCACAGCAAGAAACCAATGGGACCGATATGTAAGAGCTAGGGACAACGGCCATTTAGACTATATAGATATGGCTAAACGCTGCGATGCTTTTTATCGGGGAGAACAATGGGACGAAGCGGATATAGCTTCTTTAGATAATGAAGGTCGACCCGCTTTAACAATAAACACAATACTACCAACCGTAAATACGGTACTGGGAGAACAATCAAGCAGAAGAGCGGACGTACAATTCAAACCGCGTCGTGGTGGTGAACAGGCAATAGCAGATACCCTCACTAAATTGTATATGCAAATTTCTGATAACAATAAATTGGATTGGACAGAAGCACAAGTTTTTGCTGATGGTTTAATAATGGACCGTGGTTATTTTGATGTGAGGATGGATTTTGATGATCATATAGAAGGTGAAATACGAATAAAGGCAAAAGATCCATTAGATATATTAATAGATCCGGACGCTAAAGATTGGGACCCACAAACTTGGAACGAAGTTTTCGAAACAAGATGGATGTCAACCGATGAAATAGAAGAGGTCTACGGTCAAAAGAAAGCGGATAAGTTAAGAGTGATTGCTGAAAATGGAAGTACTTTAGGAATAGATTCAATAGAATACGAAGATCAAAGGTTCGGAAAAACTAATACCAAATTGGAGTATGGAAGAGAGATGCCTAAAGATCCGGAGGAAATAGGCGCGTGTAGGTCCATAAGAGTTCTAGAAAGACAATATAGAAGATTAATTAAATGTAAATTTTATGTTGATCCTCTTACTGGGGATCAAAGAGAAGTACCGGACTTTTGGAGCACTAGAAAAGCCAATCAATTTGCTGATCAATATGGATTAACTACAATTGAAAGGATGGCTAGACGCGTACGTTGGACGGTATCTGCAGATTTAGTAGTACTACACGATGATTGGTCTCCTTACGAAGATTTTACAATAGTGCCTTACTTTCCTTATTGGCGAAGAGGTAAACCATTTGGCATGGTTAGGAACTTACTTTCACCACAAGAACAGTTAAATAAAATAAGTAGCCAAGAATTACATATAGTAAATACAACTGCTAATAGTGGATGGATTGTAGAGAATGGGTCCTTAACGGGTATGACGGCTGATGACCTTGAAGAACATGGAGCCACAACAGGGTTAGTTCTCGAGTTTAATCGTGGCTCCAGCCCTCCTACCAAAATTCCACCTAATCAAATCCCAACTGGCCTAGATAGATTAGGTATGAAAGCAGCCGCTAATATAAAACAAATTAGCGGTGTTAGTGATGCTATGTTAGGTACGGATAAACCGGAAGTATCCGGAGTAGCTATACAAGCTAAACAACAACGTGGTGCTTTAATGATTCAAGTGCCTTTAGATAATTTAACTAAGACTAGGCATTATTTAGCCGAGAATATATTAAAATTAATACAACGTTTCTACACGGAGCAAAGAATAATCCAGGTTACCAATGAAAATGATCCAATGAAACCTAGGGAGCCCATGATGATAAATGAGGTAACGCCAGAAGGAATTGTGGCTAATGATTTAACCATTGGTGAGTATGATGTGATAATTGGAACACAACCTGCTAGGGATAGTTTCGATGAAACTCAATTTGCTGAAGCCTTAAGTTTGAAGGCAGTTGGTGTTCCTGTACCTGATGATATGATAGTTGAGTATTCACATTTACAGAGAAAAGAAGAACTTGCTAGAAGAATACGTATAATGACAGGTCAAGAACCTCCAACAGAGGAAGAAGCACAATTAATACAATTCCAGCAAGAAGCACAAATTAGACAAATACAAATAGAAATAGCTAAACTAGAAGCTGAAGTTGGTAAGATTCAATCTGAGGCAGCTCTTAATATAGCAAAAGTACAGGATATGACAGAAGTGAATCCACAAATACAATTATCAAAAATACAAGCAGAATTACAGATTAGAAGAGAGGAGCTTGCCCTACGTCAAAACTTATCAGATATGAGTAACCAAGTTAGACAAGGACAGGCAGAGTTGCAGTCGGCTACTAAGATAGCGACGACTGCTATGCAGGGTGCTGCTCAAGAGAATAAAAATACCGATAGGAGGTAAAAAATGGCGAGAAAAGCAAAAGCAGAAACAACTGAGGCTAAAACTGCTCCGGAAGCAGGGCTTTTAGATGCAACATATGATGGTATTCCAGGGTCAGATCCTTTAAGTGAAGAGGACACAGCTCCTTTTCAAGAGGATTTAAGTTTTGGTTTAGATGGAGAGGGGAATCCAATAGAAGAGCCTGAGGAGGAAGAAAATCCAATAGAAGAGCCTAAGGAGGAAGAACAGAGTGAAGAAGTCGAGGAGGATACAACAGACCAGGCAGAAGGTGACGAGCCAAAAGAAGAGGCGACTGCAAAAACGGATGATACGCCAGAAGAGAGTGAGGAAGGAGACAAATCAACAGAGGAATCAAACGAAGAACCCGTGGTTGAAGAAGCTAAAAGCGATGATGTAGTAGAAGAAAAGGAGAAGAAAAAATCTCCTATGGTGCCTAAAGCTAGATTAGATGAAGTATTAGCAAAACAAAAGGCGCTGCAGAAAAAATTAGATGAAAAAACGGCAAAAGAAGCTGAAGTAATGGCAGAAGCCCCTCAGTATGATTTTGAGATAAAAGAGACCGAATATCAAGAAGCGATTCTTGATGGTGATATTGCTAAAGCTAACTCCGTAAGAAGTGAGATTAGAGCTGCTGAAAGAGAGCAGACCATGTTTGAAGTCCAACAGAAGATGGGTCAAACAGTTCAACAAAGCCAGCAGTTAATTAATTTACAAACTGCGGCGAAAGAGTTAGAGGTTAGTTATCCAATTCTTGACGAAAATAGTCAGGAATTCAACGCAGATATACAAAAAGAAGTTATAGAGCTGCGCGACGCATTCGTTGTGCAAGGTTATGATGCGGCTGATGCTTTAAAGAAAGCGGCCACTTATACTTTAGCTGTTCAGGCCCCAGAAGCACTTAATCCTGTGGAACCGGAAACTAAGGTAGAAGATAAGAAAGTAACTGCAATAACTGAGAAAAAGAAAAGAGCCACGGTTAAGAAGAAACTTGAAGCTGCTGATTCTCAACCCCCTGAGTTACAAGGTGAAGGGAATGCGGAAAGAGGAGAAGCGGCAGTTGATATAACTAAGTTATCAGAAGATGAGTTTAATGCACTTCCAGAGGAAACTTTACGTAGATTACGTGGTGACTTTGGATAATTGGAGAAAATAAATGGCCATAAATGAAAAACCTTCACCTCCAACAAGAAGAGAAAAAAGACAACAGGCAAAAAGAGCAGCAAATGAAAAACCTTCACCCCCAACAAGAAGAGCAAAAAGAAAACTAGCAAAAATAGCTGCTAATGAAAAACCTTCACCCCCAACAAGAAGAGCAAAAAGAAAACTAGCAAAAATAGCTGCTAATGAAAAAAGGAAGGTTGCGAAGAAAGTTACAGATCGAGAAATAAAAAAAGCTGGATTAAAACCTAGAACAGGAGCTCCGAAAGGTTTTTCAAATCGTGGTGACAAATTAAAAGAGTTAATAGTACGTAATCAGCGAAAAACTAAACTTGAGTCAAAAAAGAAACCTAAAAAGAAAAAGAGAGAAAAATAAATGGCAATGAAAGAGAGGCGTATAAAACGCTTAGAGAAAAGAGCTAAAAGGGCTACTAAGAGGGGTAATATTAAAAGAGCTACTCGGTTAACTAGTAAAGCTGAAACTATAACTAAGCGTAAGGTAAGAAGTGATAAGGCTAAGGAAAAGATACGAAAAGAGGGTATAAATATTCCCGGTCCATCTTTTTAATATGTCTGTAAGTTTTTAGTTTTTGGTATATCATATAAGAATTCGTTAGCTAGAACGATATCTAGCCCTGGTCGTTAAGGTAAACAAACGCTTTCGTCTATCATGACGTAAATCTGGTCGAAGTCGCTTTCGTTAAAGTTGCGAAGTCGTTTCCTCACGATACGAGGTAGACGGGTTGGTTTGTCACCCCAATAAGTTGGCAGGTTAAATAGTAACGTAATATAGGAGAAGCCAAATGGCTAATACTAATTTCGCGTCACTGACCTCCGAACAATTAACGGCTTGGTCACGTGACTTTTGGCGCGTTGCTCGTAACATGTCGTTTATCAACCAATTCACTGGTTCTGGATCTAATGCAATGGTCCAGAAGATTAGTGAACTCACTAAGTCAGAAAAGGGAACTAGAGCAGTATTAACTCTACTTGCTGATATGACTGGTGATGGTGTGACTGGAGACAGCACACTGGAAGGTAACGAAGAATCGTTACGTGCATACGACATCGTGGTCCAGCTAGACCAATTAAGATTTGCGAATAGACTCGCGGGTCGTCTAGCGGATCAAAAATCTGTTGTTACTTTTCGTGAGCATTCTAGAGATGCACTTGCTTATGCAATTGCCGATAGAATTGATCAATTAGCATTCTTAACGCTAACTGGTGTTGCTTACACGCAAAAGAACAATGGTGCGTTAAGACCAGTTTATACTTCAGGTCAAAACTTAGGTGATCTTACTTTTAATAGTGATATCACAGCTCCAACTTCTAATAGACATAGAAGATGGGATGCAACTAATGGTTTGGTTGCTGGAAGTACAATAGCTACTGTAGCTGCTGATAAACTGGCCTATAACACAATTGTGGACCTAAAAGCCTACGCTAAAGATAACTACA